TTATTAATACTTCTTTATTATCTTCTTTATAGAAATCGGCTATAATATCTTCATATATACCTCTTTTTTCACTGTCAATTTCAATACTTGTACTTTCGTTGAATAAATCAATAATAGTTATGTAAGTTGCCATTTGTGTAGTTTTTAAAGTTCGTTATTAGGTTGTTTTTCTGTAAATTCCTTTACTGCAATAGATAGGTACTTATTGTTAGCTTTGCTAATTTTTACCCAGCCAGCAATTTCAAATAATTTGCCGTCTGCCTTAAAGTAGCCCTGGTAGTCGGGTTGCTTTTCATTTTTTTTGTTTTCTACTTTGTTCATTGATCCGAAGCCGTCGGCTAGATCTTTTAAATACTCATTCATTTTGTTGGGTTTAAAAAGTGATAAATTTTAAATAGGTAAAAAAGTATAAAGGCGCCAGTGTAGGTTAATATACATACTGGAACGCTTACTGCAATAAAAAATATTATTGCAGCTAATCTAATTAGTTTGCGTCGCATTGAAAACTGTTTTCTAGTCGTTTAATTTCGTGCTGGTAGTGTTCCAATGCCGCGTCTATTAGGATCCTTATTTCAAAACAAAGATCGAAGGGCAAATCGTTTTCGTTTAACGATAAAAACTTACCGCTGCTAGAATAGAAAAAAAATGTACATTGTTCGTACGGTGATAGTGCGCGTAATGCTTCTAAGCGCAAAATTTTGTGTTGTAAGCTGGCTATTTCGCCCAGGATCTTACTGTCGGTTTTTAGGTGCATATATTAGGGTTTTGTTTGTCTTTGGTAAAATTATAGTAAAAACGTTTAAACTACCAAATTTATTTTTGTAGGGGCATAAAAAAGCCCAGTATAGACATACCAGGCTTTCTTTTTGTACTAGACCATTGAAATTTATCTAACCAACTTGCTTGCTTATGCTAAAAATAGTGCTTTTTCTTCTTTTCTACGTCTAACCAGCCCAGGTAAAACTACCTTTTGGCCGTTTACAGTGCCTTTATTCCAGCGATCAAACTGGGCCGCCACTTCTTCCTTTGGTGCGCCGCTATTAAGTAACCTTAAAAGCGTGCTAGATTGAAATGCGCCGATACCTACGTTATACACGAAGCTAGTTAAACTATCTAACTGGTTTTGATTAATAGGCACCTTAACCAGTGCTTTGATCTTTGGCACTATTGACTTTGTTTCTTTTCTTAACCATTCAACAGCCTTTTCCTGGGTGATACTATCACCTAGCCTTACTTTACGCTTTGCGTCGTAATTGTAGGTGCTTCCATAGCCCACTGTTGGGATCCCAACTGGATCTAGGTATGCCCTTAAATACTTATTGATGTCGTCGGCCTCAAATCTTTTTATCAATTCCTCGGCCTTTGCTCCTACTGCCATTGTACTACTTAATAAGATTAACGCCACAACAGTAACCACCAATATTTTTTTGGTTTGGCTAGTCATTATGGACGGTTATTTAAATTAATGTCGCTGTCTTTTGCTGCAAATAAACCTAGGCCGCTTAATATGGCTGTTATACCAGTTGGCACGTCGCCTTTTAATACTGTTGCAACCCCAGTAATTACGGCCCCTAGGCCGAATAAGCTAGTTTTCCAGTTCTTAAACATTGTTTTTACTTTTTAGTTACAAAATCTAGTTTTGTTTCAATGCGCGCCAGACGATCCAATATTTCAGTATTGGTATTATTGTGCTTAGATAGATCTATTTCAATTTTATCTAAACGGTTTTTAGTTGTGAAATAAAAGCCACCGCCAGCGGCTATAAAAATAATAATACTAAATAACAGATCCGTCGCCATTTTCTTCTTTTAATATTTCACGAGCAATAGCATTGTAAGCGTCGGCCGCTGTCATGGCTGCCGTTAAGTTTTCAAATAAACCGCTTTTGCTAGCTGCGTCTAAAATTTGTTTTAAAATTGCAAGTGCTTGTTTGGTTTCCATTGGTTTTGTATTTTAAAGATTAATTAAGCTAGTGTGATATTTAACTGGGTAGCTGCCCATTCGTAAGCCCATTGGTTAACGTCGCTTGATGTACCCCATTGATCGTACTGCGGCTCACCCATTGTTAAATTTCCGTCTTCTAGTTTCACTTCTGCGCTATCTAATAGCTGCCAGTAAAACGTTGCACTGTTTAATAAATTGTCGTTAATAATAATTAGGTTAAAAACGGTTGCTGTTTGTTGCTGTCCGTTTACCCAAATAGTAATTGGTTGTATTTGTTTCATATTATTTTATTTAAGGTACTATGTTTAATACGTTTGCAGTTCTATAAATATCGCCACTTACTAAACCAGCAGCAGAAGTAGGTACATTTTGAATATTTATTATTCCATTTGAGTTAATTTTCATACGTTGTACTCCAAGTGTACCAAAAATTAATGGACCTCCCGCAGCATAATTGTAGATTAGTGCATCTACGCCAATAATATCAATGTCTAGTCCTGATCCAATACCAGACAAGGTTGTTGTATTAGTTAAACTCAATCTACAATCATTTCCATTATTTCTATAAATTTCTACTGCATTATTTGTAGTTGATGAAAAAAAACTATTTCCATTAACTTGTAATTTTTGACCTGAATTTGTTGTTGTTCCTATTAGAACGTTATTACCTTCTGGATTTAAAGATAAAGCACTAGATGAATATGTTTGAATTTTACCATAAGTGCTAGCACCAGCCCAACTTAATACCATTGATTGGTTAATTGCATCAACATAACCAATTTGCGCACTTTGATAAAATATTGTATTTCTATTTGCTTCAATAGAAATTGCAGGGTTACCGCCGTTTACTTCGAAAAGTAAAATACCACCAGCATTATAATTTGCAACTGTTACTCTGTTTTGTGCAGTATTATAATATAAAGCACCACTTCCAGCAGTCATACCGTCTAAAAAATATCCAGTTGTTCTAGCTCCGCCATTAACTTGTAACTTTTGCCCGCCGTCTGTTGTCGTTCCAATTAAAAAGTTTCGTGCCGCCGATATTCTAGCTGCTTCCTGGACGTTAGTAGTATCATAAATACCAAATAACATTGGGCTAGCCGTTGTGGATCCGTTAAAAATACACATATCACGATCAACACTACCCTGGATAAAATTATTTACGGCTGTTGAAATACCTAAACCAATTCTTTTAGTCGGCACAGTTGCAGCGCTATCAATACGCAAAGAAGGTGCATTTGCACCAACTATCTGGATCCCGTTGTCGCTTGTAGCACTTTCAACAACTAATCTACCGCTTCCAGTTGATCCACCGCCAATTAATACCTGGCCATTTGTTTTAAAAGTCGTCCTAAGTGATAACGTCGGGAAATTAGTAGCGTCGTAAAATAAAAAGTCGTTGTTTGTATTTTCTGTACCTATCCACCACTGCTCATTACCAGCATTTTCAAAAGCTATCAAGCTATTGGCGCTTGTAGTATTATTGAATTTAGCTACCAATGTACCATTGTGGTTTACATCTAGCGCTGTTGCTGGTGTATTTGTATTAATACCTAAATGATTATTTGCACTATCCCACCACAAATTATTTTCACCAGTAATTGTGCTGGCGCCATTCCAAAAAGAAACCTGACCAGCTGCACCAGATCCAGTAATTGTTCCAGTACCTGGGCCACCGATTAGATCCCAGCCAGTACCGTTATCGCGATAAAATGCAAATGTATTTGTAGATACAAAGATCCTACCAACAAAACCAGCTGCGGGCCTATTGGCGAAAACGTCCGCGTAAAACGCTGGCGTCTGTCTTTGGTTTAATATTGATAAATCTATTGCTGGCATTATTGTATGTAGTTTTTCTTAACAGTTACTAGGTTATTAAACCCACCTGAATTGATAAAATTTGCAAAAAAACGGCGCGTTGTATATTCACCAGCGTTGCCCTCAATTTGTAAACTTTGATTTTGTTGCAATGTTACATTTTCAATCTGTACGGCATTAGTACCGTAATTGATAAATAAAATACTATTGCAATCGCTGGTAACGTAACCGCTTACATCATAAGTTGTAAAGTTTACGTCGTATTTTATTAGCTCCGCTGTTACTTTGTAGTCGGCCATTTTTTTTAATTAAAGGTGAAAAGAAAATTAAATTGTGAACGGTACGCCCATTTTTTTAACTCCACTTATTTGCTGAACATAATAATTTTGGTAAGCGTTATCCTCTTTGTAAGGTAATACCCTAGCTGGCTCACTAAATTCAATTATTTGATCAGTAATTGATAAACTTTCGGTTTGTATTGCTGGTTGCAATATTGCGGCTGGTGCGCTTGTACCTGGTTGATCTGTAAAGCCTGGCTGTTCAATTTTTAGTGCTTCTTTTTTCTTATACATAAAAAAGTACCAATAAGCTGCGCCAGCTGCCAGAAATAATATTAAGTTTTTGTTTTTCATATTTCAAACATTGATTTTTCTTCGTCGGTTAATAAATCTGCTGGATCAGTAATAAATTCGCCTGGATCCAGTGGGCCAATTTCAATAGATCCCCTTCTAGTTTTCTTTTTAGTAGCCGCGTAAACAATTACGCCACCTAATAAAAGTAATATTAATAAACTGCCCTTATCTTTCATTTTAATAGTTTTTTAAACCGTTAACATATTTAATTAACTGGTTAACTTGCTCCGCACTAAAACGATCCGCGGGCCACGATAAAGCCCCGCCACCTTGTAACCAGCTTAACAAATCTTTTCCTTTTGCCTGGTTAAATTTGTCAGCTAGGTAACTTACCTGGCTTTTTGTTTTAAGCTGCTTAAATACGCCTAAAATAGCGTCGAAATCGTCGCTAAAATATCCTGGTGCGTTCCAGATAGTTTCTATAAATCTATTCACACTGGCGTTTGTTATGATCGTCGCGCCACCTTTACGCCAATAGTTAGGGTTCCAGGCGCTACCTGGGTTGCTTGTCTGCTTCTCAATTTCTAACTCCTCGCTACTTTTTTGCAGCCCTACGCTTTCCAGTATTGGTTTGATCACTTTGTTATATCCAAAGTAAACCACTACTAGGCCAATAATTAGGCTGCTATTGTCTTTTAAAAAATTACTTCTGGCCATTACAACATAAATAATAGTGAGCTTAATTTCGCGCTGCTCATTTCATTTAATTTTCTCAAATGATCTATTGTAACGCCTTTACTCATTAATGATCTTAAAATTTCTACTGCTTCTGCTTCGTCGTCTATTCCCGCTATTGCTGTTGGTGCGCCGCCTTTTGTCATAAGTCCAGACATTAAAGACATTACGCCAGCGATCAATGCTTCCTGAACTTGCGGACTGCTTAACATTTGATCGATTGGGCTTTTTGGTGCTTCTTCTTCTTCTTCTCCTTCCAGTTCGTCCATTGCCTCAATAGCTGCTATTCTACTAGCTAACATTTGGTTTTGTTCAACTAGCTTTTCCAGTAACATTTCTGTCCTAGGGCTACCTATACCAGACATTGACTGCATTGGCATAAGTTGCTGTGGACGGTTTAGCTGAAAAGAAATACTGGTAAGAACTGGAATTTCTTTT